CCGACACTTGCATTAGCTTCACCATGTGTAACAAAGGATTTACCCCTCGCCTCATTAAACAAGAGCATTCCTAAAGCGCGTACTATGGCACTCTTTCCGCTGTCAGTACGACCAATGATTGTTGTGACTTGGGGAGAAAGCGTTATTTCCAATCGCTTATGCTTCTGAAAATTTTTAATAAACAGCTTTTTAATCATAGAGACCTGAATATTTTCTTTTGCAGTACTCTGCAATTAAGATTGCATCCGCATTTGCATGAACAATCTCTTTACGGTACTCAGGAAATAATTCTTGGGCTCGCCTCTTAGTTACATTCTTGTCGCCCTTAGACATACAGCCCATCGGACGCTGCCACTTGGCAGGTGCAATAAATTCAAATGAAACACCTGCTCCTATTAGAATGCCTTGGACTATGCCGTATGATTCTCCAAAAGAAAACGCACTAACCACTCCCATTTGTGGGCTAGATGATACACGTTCAATTAAACCGCATTTAATATGCGAAGCATAATTGTGTAACCAGTCATAGAATTCACTTGGAGTCCCTTGATCAAAACGAAACCACAACGTTTCACCTGTTGCAGTTTGTAATGCACACGAACCACTTTTACCTGGATCAAGACCTAAGAACACATGCTTCATTAATTTCTCTTTGCGATAACAGTCAACGTCATTAAGCCATGCTCAAAATCAGATTTTTTCATCTCATCTCGAACTGTGATGTAATCGACCTCATCAACATCACCAAGCTCTAGCTGATCAACTGTTGTTATTGAACTTTCTATTACATCAGCATTGCCACAAATATAGATGCCTTCCGTATTAGACCAATGCGCCCAAATGTTTTTACGAGCACCCGTACCTTCTCTGCTTATAAAGTATCGCACAACTCTTCCCTTTTAATATGCACATCAGGTTCAGCCTCAAAACCTAAGCGCACTGATTTCCCACGAACTTCCTTAACCACTACCCTGATGGTTTCCCCATTAGAAGCAGTCAACACAATCCGTTGGTCGATTTTTCGTGTGAGAATTAGCATAAAGAATCCTTTCATTCATACCTTGGGTTGCGATTTAACGATGCCTTTCTTTGGACTTTCGTCCACTCTTCACCTGTTAATTTTTGAAGCTTAGTCCTCCATCCTGGCTTAGACTCAATTTCAGTCATTAACTTGGCTTTATTAACTGTCAATCCAAAATCAGTTGCATCGATCTTTTGTCCAGACATTTTCCATTTGTGGACATTTACCAAGTAATCAATGCACGAACATGTATCATCAATGCCATAACTTGGATAGATCGGAATTTCTATTGCTGTCTTTTTACCCGTAAAACGAGTTCGACTAACTTTGACTTTGATCGTGTTGCCGATTGCATGTTTCGTAGCGTCTATCGTTTTATAAATCGGACCTTTAATCGACGACCACAAACGCACACTAGCGTAGAAATCTAGAGCATGACCTCCTGATTTCGTTTTTGTTGGCCCAAACGGCATAGCGTTTAATTTGTCTCTCGTTTGATTAATTACAAGCAAAATAGAACCAGTCGCTCTAATCTTAGCCAAGGCTTGCCGAATGCCAGATGCATTTGCTTTAGCTTTACCATCACCATAGCTGCCCTTACCTTCCTTGCCGCCCTGAAAACGTTTCTTGTTTTCGCCAAACGTATCAGTCTCTTGCACACTACTGAGTGCATCCATGCTATCTAAAATGTAAATGCATGGCTTTTCATGAGCTAACGCATCATCCAGGTTGTAATAAAACTCTTCAACTGTTTGACTTGTTATCGGTAAACCATCAGCATCCACTTTAGGCGGCTCTAAACGATCAGCCATTTTGCTGCCAAAAAATTTACGAAGATTCATAATAGCACCGCCTTCGACGTTATCTAAAATGAATCGATAATTATCAAAATGCGGATTTTGTGCAGCTTCTGCTAAACACGTCAACGAAAGAAACGTCTTACCACTATCTGAATCACCCACTAAAAACAAATACATGCCCTTAGCCACGAAACCCCAAGGCGTATCTGTCACCGCAAGATTCAACATCGTTGATCCTGATGACAAATAATCATCTACCGGAATGGGCGCTTCTTCACTTACCGGAGCTGTCATCTGCTCTTTGATAGAGTCGATGCTTGGCGACGAATCTGGCTGCGAAGTCTTGGGCATAGTTTCGGAGCTTGTCGATTTTGCCATCATTAATAAACACCTCATCCTCGTATTGAAACAATTCTAAATTTTTATCGATGCTGGTAGCTTTGCCGTTTGAGCTTGGCCGCTCCACCCGAATAATTGATCCGCCGTTTTCTCTAATCGCGTCTACTTCATTCATGTATCGAACATCAGTGACAATCACAATGTCGCATTTAAAATGAGTAACGCTTTCAAATAATTTATCAATCCAAATATCGCGATACAAAATATCTCGCAACCCATCTCCTAAACTGCACCAAACTTCAATCGGAGTTTTTTTGATTGCTTTTAATTTCTTGTAACGTTCTTCTGGATTATGCTCATAATAGTCTTTAGTTTCTAAACCGTATTGAGCACACAAAACATAAGCAATTCGTTTTAATTCGTCGGCAAACCCAATACGCAAAGCATCTAAATCGTGTTTTGCAAACTCTTCAATTAAAGATTGGCCTAAAGTATCCTTGCCTACTCGGGAACTATGGCCGATGCCTATTATTAAAGGCTCGTAATTGCCTGTTCCAGTTGGTTCAAATTCCATTTTGATCTCCATAAAAAAGAGGGAGCCGTAAACAGGTGGAGAACAATCCTGCTACGACCCCCTCATCCCCAACTCCGTTATGTCCTACCACTCATCATCATCGTCGTCATCATCATCTTGCGGCACAGATACTTTAGCCTCAGATTTTGATTCAGTATCAAACGGCACTTCTTTCTCTTCCTCTTCTTCTTTTACAGGCGCTGCTGCTGGCTCTGCCGTAGCACCATGCAACATAGCTTTCAACTCGTCGTACGATTTCTCTACAAGCATCTCATCCAAACAAGGCATTTCATCAGCTTCAGATTCCAAAGGATCAGCAGCTTTCATTTCAATCGTTTCTGCTGGGAACCATTTGCCTGATGCACCAATAGTTTTCTCAGCAAAGCTAACCACAACGATTCTACCGTCATCATGCATGGCAAAGAATTCTCTATCATCATCTTCATCACCCATAGCAATGACGGCATCTAACTGTTCGCCAAATCCTTTGTAAGACACATCCCACAACATCAATTGATTAGGATCTTCGCTCTTCAAATCCTTCAATAGATAGAGCTGACGTTCCTGCGCCCGTAGCGAATAAATCAAATCTCTCATCTCTTGGTCATCAGGATCAGCTTGCGTACGCAATTCCCGCTGGTATTCACAGATCGGACATGGTTTACCAAACGACCGCAAACATACTACAGAACGATTAGATGGACCAATACCACCATGCTTGTAATAAGATCGCGTATGGTACTCATTACCCGCACCAGCATCTGGATTGTTCTCACCCGTTACATACGCTAGAAACCGAAAACGCTTTAAACCAGCTTTGTCGATTCGTAACGGAACAACACCATCCGGCAAATTTAATGTTGGGATACTGCCCCTGCTATGCCGATCTTTCGATACCTTCGCAGAAATACGTTTGCGTTTTTTCTTAGCCATTTCGTTCCCTCACTGATCGTTGACGTGTTAGTTTGTTGCTTGACATTGTGTCTGTGCGAGTTTTTGGTTCTCTAGGACTGGAATAGTAATCTGCCATATGCAGAGTCACTAAATTTTCCAAAGCTTTCTTCCTGTGCTCTATAGCCGTCATTGCAGCTTGCAACACTGCCAATTCATGCTTTGCATCAATAACAGCTTTGTTAGCATCTTGGTAGATAGCTTGTTTAGGTATCGAACTAGATATTGCAGCCTCACTGACTTTCTTAATGTTGTAGTCAGCCGGATTCAGCCGCATACCTTCAGCTAATGTTGCTTCCACTAGCTTCAATTCGTTTTTAGCTAAATCCAAACTGCGAGTAGCATCAGCTTGTAATTTTGCATACTTCGCAGCAAACTCTGGCTGTTTCAACCATTCCTCATCTAAACTGTGAGGATCTAAATAGAATTCGTTCTCCATAGTTTCCCCCTAAAAATCATTAGGTTCTTCTAAATAAATACTTTCATAACAAGCAGCAAGTAATTTAGCCTTGCCACTGACATAAAAGGGATCAGAAAAACTATCAATCACCCTATATGCTTGCACATCTGGCTTTTTCATCAAAACCGCTGCCATGTATCCGCAAATCATTTGACGAGTGTATTCAGGCTCGCCAGTAATTTGCCTTAGTACTGATATTATAGACGACCATTCTGCTCGCTTCAATAACAATTGACAAAGTTTCTTAACCTCGTCTGGAGCATTCCCTTGGGCAATTGCTTCTAACTGGAGATCTTCATTCTCAATGCCTTGCACCGTTTGCAAAAGCACCAACGCCTGACGAGCCGAACCCTCTGCGGCTTCAACAATAGACAAACCAACTTCCCTAGTTAGTTTGATATTTTCTAATTTGCACGCCTCTTTCAACACTTCTTTTACTTCAGCATCCGACAACGCTTTTAGCTGAATATGCATACACCTTGTGTGTATAGCCTTTTTCAACTTAGCCGGATTCGTAGTGCAAAGCATAAAATACACATGCGCTGGAGTATCTTCTAAGATCTTCAACAACGCTTCTTGTGCTGGAAAAGTAAGTTGATGCGCTTCATCTAAAAGATAAATTCGACAATCACCATCTAATGGCATGGCATGGCAATTGTATTGCACCTCTCTAATTGTCTCGATGCCACGATCATTTGCCGCATTCATCTCAACAAAATCAACATCAGAACAACCTAATTCATTCTTTAAGATGCGCACAATCGTCGTCTTGCCACATCCAGATGGACCACTAAAAAGCAGACTACTAGGTAGCTTACCAGAACGTTTTAACGTCTCTATCGCTGCTTCCTGGCCCACAATCTGATCAAACGCCTCGGGCCTATGCCGTCTATAAATTTCTCTCGCATCCCCCTCATTCATATCTCTATTTCCTCCTTCTCATACCAATTTTTACGACTACCTTCAGCTTCTATATCAAGAGGTACTATCAACCATTTATAGTGGTCTACGACATCCTTCGTCATAACTTCTTTAGCTTTTTTCAAAACTAAATCTAATTCATCTTCATGCACATCCCAAACAATACTATCGTGGATTTGACCAATAATAAGGCTCTTCATTCCCGCCTCATTTAACCACTGCTGTAATTTCATCAACGACCACAACAAACAATGGAATGCTGCACCCTGTACTGGTGCATTGATGCACTCGTTTCTTTTGCGATCTCCCCGGTACGGAAATCCTGACAACATCATCAACTCACCAGTCTTTTGGTAGTTTTCCCAAAGATCTTTTTTCCACTGATCGTAAACCGAAAAACGAATGTTCCAAAAATCATTTTCGACTTGTCTAATATGCTGGGTGAAATCAGACAAATTTCTGATGCCCACCGACTTTAAATGCTCACGCATCGGAACGTCTTGCTGCGTCCGTATGTCATCTGTGCTAATAGTTTCCCACATTGCAGGAGCTATTTGTTGGTAATACGATCCATAAAACGCTGGGAAGACAAATCCACCCTTAGCCGATACACGCGCCGATTTAGATAGTTGCTCTGGCTGCAACTTATAACACTCTATTGCCATGTCCGCATGTAAATCCTTGCCGTCACGAATGTAAGAAAGCATTGCTGGATCTTTGTGGTAGCACGCTGCTACACGTACCTCCACTGCGGAATAATCTATTTCTAAAAGCAAATGGTTTGGTCTTGGGATAAACAGAGATCGAATGTACTTGCTTGTTTGCTTATCCCTAACTGGCACATTCTGAAAGTTTGGATTCGATGAGGAAGAACGAAAAGTATCAATGTTGTGGAGGTTAAATACAGGATGTAAATAACCATCAACCACTTCACGCTCTAAAGCACTAATATACGTATCTCTAATCTTCATTAACTTTTTTAATGCACGATACTTTGCAATAAAAGGATGGTTAATGTTTTCGAGATCGGCAGAAGAAACACTAGGTCGCCCAGTAGCCGTAAAGTTTTGCGGCTTATAACCTAGCTTGTCAAACAGCAACGTTTTTAATTGATCATTGCTGCGTAAATTAGCAGAAGCTTTATACTCTTTTTCCCAAATAGACCACCACTTAGATCGATACAAACGCTTTTCAAGCTTACTAATCTCATCACCAAGTTCGATCTTTACCTCTTTTAATCTGTCAGTATCTATTCTAATACCGTTAGATTCAACTTGTGCTAAAGCCATGCTGGCATCAACAAGTAGATCGACCGCCTGATTGGTTGGTTTGAGCATCGACATTTCCCCGCTGCATCATGGCTATCTTGTATTCCAAAATACAGTCAAGCGCATTGTATTTTAAAAGATCTTTTATCGGTGCCTGTCTTATCTGATTAGCAGAATTTGCACTATCTGATTTGAAATACTTTGCAACTGTGTCGTAGGCTGGATATCCTAATAAAGAAAACGCTTGAAACTTTACACCTACCACGCCTTTTCTATTATCAATAGCATGTGCTGCAAGCATCGTATCCCAAATAGGTTTTTTAATAGACGTACCACATTTTGCCCTAGTCCATCTATCTTCAAACTTTAGATTTGCACCAATGATTGGTACTTGTTCGACTAACTTTTTCCACGTAGGTATGATTGCTTCGTGCCATGGAAACGCTATTGTCTCCTTGCCTCGCCAACAGACACCCGCACTAACTATTTCAGCACACTCAGCATCCGGCTTAATCGTCGTCGTTTCATAATCAACAGCAACTGGTTTACCTGACAAAATATACTTTTCTAAATACGGGATAGCCTCTCGCGGATCATACAACAGAGTTAAAGGAAACTCTTTAATCTCTTTGTGCGGCCTGCCCACTAATTCATAAGCAGACATAAATTGTTTTTTAAACAAATTTTTGCCAGTTACACTAGAGTCTTCCTGTGCAAATCGTATTGGATTTTCAACAGGACAAATCCAAGCATTTAATTCCCTAGACGGGATCTGCAAACCAAACCATCGTTGTGTATTGCCAATGTCTTCATGCCATAGATGGCCGATCACTGACAATATGCTTGGATAACCTAAAAGAATAATCGTGGTTGGTTGTAGTCGTTTTATTTCTTTAAAAACGTTAGATCGACAATAACGAATCTCTTCGGGAGTAGCCCGTCCACGACAGATGATAGACGTTAACATCCATGTATCGACATCCAAATCGTAACCGTCCTTCGCCACCATCTGCCGCAGACTATGGGCGATTCCTCCTGAAAATAGACGACCGCTGACATCATCCTGTTCAGTTGGATGATCGCCTATTATTAAGATCCGTCTCTCTCCTTTTCCTACCACTTCCTGTTTTGGCGTTAAGCAATCTTTATACAGACCGCACTTTTCACACAAAGGAACTGCAACTGATAATGTTTTTAACTCTTCCTCATTAAAAAACATTTACATACTTTCAATACTTATAGCATATTGAAATGATTCCCCCTGGAGAATCATTGCATTTTGTGTAATTAAACAAGAATTCCCTAAACTGTTCAAACGTCTAAACAACTTAATCGGCAGTTTTAAGACTTTGGGCTCGTCGCTCGTATACAAAACCTTTACTTGTTCTTTGTACGAAGATCCCTCTGAAGTACTATTTATCTCACAGCAATTTTCCGAAAACGTAATTTGTATCTCATGATCCGACTTGCACAATGTAGAACAACGCTGTAGGGCTTGTGCTAACTCTTCTGAAAATTCTAGATAAGAACCATTTTCTACATTCAACAATTTGTCAAGTTTTGGATAAGGCTGGTTAAAACGAGCAAACGCACTTAAAACTCCGTTGTGATCAATGATTAAATGATTTGCTGTGGTGCCTACCTTTGCTCCTGGCAATATGTTTTGAGCTGCTTGGAGGCTAAACAACCCGCTAATCCCGTAGTCTCCGTAGCAACGATAAAGCTGATACCCGTCACAACCTTCAATAAAATCTTTCGTGACATGAATACAGGTCAATGCATGTACGTGATGGTTTTTGCTTACCGACTTTGATGCTTGACTAAACGTTTGTGATAACTGTTCTGTTACTTCCAACCACTCTATCGGCACATCAAATAGTGGTACTTTAGTTAGCTCGATCTTCGAAATCTTTGCGGATCTTTCACCTTGAGTAATTATGTAATTTTTAGCAGTCTCCCGAATATCCGCATCATCATCAAAATTAGACAAGGTTGTTTGCAAGAGACGCGCATTGAATGCTACGGGACTTTCAAAAAATTCAAAAGGAGTTGTCATAAGCAACTCCTCTGTTTGCGCAGATGCTGATTGATCATCAAACACAATAGTTGTGGCTTTGGCTGCAATAAACTTGCCAACTACTTCTCTAAGCGCTTTAAGATTTCCCATTGCTATCCTTTGCGATTGGCAAATTAAGACCTTTCTTCCAACCGTAGAGATAATTCCTAATTGTCCCTATATTAGCCCCCTGATCTTTAAACTGATTAAACAATTGACGAGCTGTTAATTCTTTTCCTGATTTGAGCCATGCTTCATACATGAGCGATTTTAGTGTTTTGCCTTTAGTCGTTCTCTTTTTCTTTACAGGCTTTACTAAATCTGGATGAGGTATATCAGGATTGTCTATGGGATCGTAAAAAGATCGAGTATCTAATCCACCTGCCAATCCCTCTACCTCTACCTCTACATCTCGCTCATCAGTATCAGATTCAATTTCAAGTTCAAACTCTTGCTGATCTATAAAACTTTCACCCTCACCAATCAATACAATTTCTTCACCAGACCTAATAGCTTCTTTTAATTGGCACAATGTTTCATCTGCTTCATCGTCTCCCGTTTCATACTTTGCATCAACAATCTCATTTAACTTAGATACTCGACGTTGCAATTCGTCTTGTTCCCACGTTACAGCATGAGCAAATCCCATAGAGATAAACAAATCAACCGCTTTATGTACTAAAATTCGCATAGCATCCTCAAAATTCAACTACTGCTTCGTCGGCTGTTTGCTTAGAAGCATCCGCAGCTTCAGTAGGTTTCCACGAAACAACAACAGGATTGGCTACTGCTGGACAACCTGCAACATGCACACAAGCGTATTCGTTATAGGGACCGTGACGATACACAACCCAATTCAAACGAGTAACCTGCTGTGCTTTATCTTCTGGCGTTACATTTAATCCAATCATGCCACTCACATGTGCCAACTTGGTTTTGCGTCCAGAGAATGATTCTCTAGTCAACACTGTATGGCCTTTTTTGTAGGCCAAAGCTGATGACTGCGTAGCCGTTAAAACCAAAGCATGAAGACGCTGCGACATACCACGTAGCTGCATCCATGTATGATCGATTTTTGCTAATTCATTGTCTGACTGTACACCCAGAGGAGGCGCTAAGATGTCTGCATAATCTAGAACAACCATATCGGCAACCCACCCCTGCTGCGCCCAATCCATTAAAATTGATTGGATGCCTTCTACCGATATTGAAAACGCAGGATGACAAACTAATCTAAAAAGATCCCTGCCACGAAGACGTTTCTCAAATGCTGCATGAGCTTCAACACCCAACAAACGTTGGTCATGCGTTACATCTTCAAAAGATACTGCACCTTTATCATCAAAATGCAATGGCTTACGAATAGTGCTTGCAAATCTAGGACGAATGGCAGATCTCATACCTATGCGCTGCCCTACCTCCCGTTCCGTCATATCACCACATTCAAAAAACGCTACTCGCAACCCAGCACGAATACCACGATATGCGGCATCTAATAACCAAAAAGATTTACCAACTTTGTCTGGACCCATCCAAGCAAAAAATCGACCTCGCTGGAAGGCGTTTCCTATAAAATCACCCAGAGGCCCAGGGTATTTAATCAACCCACGCTCAACTTCTTGCTCAAAACAATCTTCCCAAAAATCAGGATCTAACTCTAATTGCTTAACTCTTGTGTTGAATTCATCACTGGTCCGAAGATTTGCAAACACAATTTTAGGATCAACGCCATCGACAAGTTGCATTTCAGCATCTGCCATTTGTCGACGTAGTTGCACCGCATTAATATGACGTTCGCAGATATCAAGAATGTAATCAGAAGCAGGCAATCCATCCTCGACTACCTCATACACATCATTGATGAGGGTTGTCATATTTTCTACGATATCTTCGTTTGGCTGTTTGTCTTCAATCCATTGTTGGTAGTATTGCTCTACTGCAACCCCTAATGGCTCTTCATAAGCACGCCAATGTTTAATAGCCCACCGACTTAACATATCGGCAGATGGACTATCTAATGCTTGTTTCGGCCAGAGGCTTGCCAATTTTGAACATACTGTCGTATGACTGACAAGCGCCGCAAGAATTAAATGAACATGTTTGTGGTTAGTCTCATCCTTGACTCTCACAACCATCCCCTTACTACAATAAACGTTCCATCTTTATTCGATTTAAATAAGCTTCTCCCATCATCTTAGAAATCTTCAACTTGCGTAATGCACGACCGTCTGGCATATCCTGAAATGCCTTTTTATAATTCGGCAATAACGCATCTCGCAAGAAAATAAACATCGGCTCTTCCTTGCCAGTTGAATATTCTGAAACCGTTTGCTCCTCCATCAATTGATCCAACTTTACATAATTAGTCATCAATTGTTCAAGAGTAGAGATTCTAGGGAAGTACTGAGTTTCCCACCCATATAAAGACGCACACTTACGCCAATACATGATGGTTCGGATTCTAGCTAAATTCGGTTTGTGATTCGTCACCCACCAATACCTAAACTCTAAACGATCCGTATATTTGAGCTTCTTAGCATCAGTGATTTCAGATTTTAAAAACCATTTAGCATGTGGTAATAAAACCACTTGATCAATCTTATCTCGTTGATCTTGATTTAAATCCATTACCTCAAATCTATGGATAAAACGATCAACATTATTTGGTCGTAAGGCAATATCAATAGAAAAATACGGCTTACCTCGCGAACCTCCGTTAGCATTGAAAGGATCGAGGAACATTCCACGAACGCTCATTTCTAATTCATCAACTGAATAGTCTTCCAGCGCTTGTTGTAAATGCTCCCCTGTCCTTTGATGCCAATCCAAGCGCCGCATTCGGCTACCTGTTTCTACTTTATAAATAGCCAATGCTTGTGCGGCAGCTTGTTGCAAACGCTCAAACGCTAAACAGTCCTGCTTACGAATGTTGTTCTTTG